GGTTGTACGCTAGAGCCTGTGAAGATCCAATCGTTTGTAGAGATTTCAAGGCTCTTAGAAAAATCTTGGTTTCCAATTTTACCAATCGCACCGCCTTCACCTACTGCCCCACTATGCGTATGACCAGTTTCCCCTGAACCCGCATAGCTAAAAGCAAGCTGTATTTGGTTATATTCGGCGTTAAATATTGAAGCATTTATTACTAAGTTATCTTGAATTTCTGCTGTTTTTTGTCGTGTATAATTATTGCTTGGCATTATTCTTTATCTCCGACCCGAAGGGTAGTAATCAATATAAAGTCCGTTGATGGCAAACGGAGCTGCTGTATCGTTGGTGGTTATTTTAAAATTAAGCGTATGCCCACTACCCTGAATAGGTTGAAGTATCATGGGGTTTGCAGCCCCACCGAAAGAGCCAGCGCCAAACTGGGAAATTCCAAACACAGAAGGGCTAGAAGCCGGTGAAAGTAAATAAGGATTTGGCTGAGCTACATTCACATCTCCATAATCATAGATTACATGTAGCGTAGGCTGCATAAAGCCTTCTGGAGTAACTGAGACTTTTACAGAGTAAGGAGTCTTTCTAGTTCCTAAGTCTCCAAAATCAAAATTGGGCGTATCATAAGTAGAAGGAATCGAAAATATTTCAGTAATTGAACCTTCAGAAAAACTTGCTCCTACATCATGGCAGTATATATATCCTTTATTATCTCCATGGTATGATTTTTCAACGCCAAGCTCATCAAAATCAGAAGCCAGTGCGGGGGCTTGTATACCTATTGTTTCTGACCACTCGAATCCTTTCCCAGTAAATGTTCCTATGATGCCTTTAGAGTCTTCCCTAGTTTCAGAGTCTTTGGAATAAAATAATCTATACTGTGACTTAGACCTAAGAACTTCGCTAGAAATATTATATTCGTTTATGTTTTTAGCTATGCTTGCAATTATAGGTTGCATTGCTCTACTGACAGAGCTTAACTCAACGTCACCAATACGTGCTGTAGCGGCTAGTGTCCGTATACCGTCAGGGCTAAGGAATACTAAATCACCACCTATTTCCTGTATGCTATATGCGCTAATACACCCTACGTTTTGGGTTACAGGCACAACCGCTGTAGCATTGGGATCTTCTATATTAATTAAACGGTAAATAGAATTGTTACAAAAAATAAAAACTTCATCTCTAAAAGTTTTTAGTGCAACAATCTTTTGGTCTAAAGCAATACTGCCCGAACCAGTACCAGATAGACTTTCAGGGTTATTTATTGCTGCAATATAAACTGTATTGTCTGCGTGAGTAATAAACTGAGTTCTATAAAGTACACCTGTCGCCGCACCTACTCTTTCGCTACTGCTGTCTGCTAGCGTATGTCCATGAAAAGTTCGGTTAGCTAAAGGATCTCCTATAGTCCCACCAAGCACAAAATAATAAGGCTCATTAACTCCATCTAGTATTATTATATGGCCTGTGCTTTCTATAAATACAAAGCTGCATTGTGCTTGGTTTGTTCGTGTAGTTATAAGTGCGCTACCGCTACCTGAAGAAGCAGTACCTCCAGCATTCCATTCAGCCAAAGTTAAATTGTCTGTTTCGTGTCCGCCTGTATGAACATACTCCCTATTAATCTGTGTCCAAGTTACACCATCTTGGGTTAGATATATACCATCATTTACGCAAGCAATTATACAGTCTAAGTATTGTGTAATGCCTAGTATTTTATTTTCACCATCAGGTCGAGTATGCGTAGGATAACCAAAAGGTAAGAAACCATTTATACGCCTGTAACCACCATCTATATCAACTTCATAGTTAATTAAATCCCTAGCAGCGCCGGGGATTTTAAGTATCTCCAGCTCATTGAGATTTTTATTTAGCCCACCTGTGCAGGCAAAACCAAACGGTTGCGAAACAGCCATTAAATATATCTCACTCTATCGTCTTTAAAGTACGTTGGCGTAGGCTCAAGGAGGTTAGATCTCATGCTTCTATATCCTTTCTTAAAGTCATCTAGTGCAAACGCAGCGTGTTGTGGGTTATCTTTAAACTGCCAAATATAATATCGTGCTTTTGCTAGTAGTACAGCACTATAGATTTCGGGGAAAACAATAGCATCCGTGGCTACTGACATTTTTGCGGGTAACGCCCAAGCATAAAACCATACTTTATATTCTTTATCTGGGATAGGACTCAGTCCAAACTTGCGTCCGTCGGGGCTACGTATTACATACTTAGGTTCTCCGTAGCCTTTATTATCTGCGTCATCTACATTTTCTTGCTCTCGTTGAAAGTCTTTCCATTCTTCGGTCGTCATGTACCGCAAGTTCTGTCCCACATACGGAGCTGTTTCGCCTGTAACGCCTACTGTAGTTATGTAGAAGTTATCCCAATCTACAGAGCCATAATCAGTTGCGTGTGTAGCGGCTTGTTTTAAATCATACCAGCGTGTGCCTTCAGTAGTAGAGCGAGCTACGTTGCCGTACATTGGATCTACCGTTCCGCTTTCGTCTACAGCTAAAAAGGGCCACTGTGGTTCGTCAACAACAATATCAAAGTATGCTCGATTTACAGAGTCTTTAACGTGCTGCTGTACACCTATGGCGCTTGAAAAGTTAGCGGCAGTTAGCGGTACTTCATTAAGCTCACGTAAAAGCTCATTGGTTAAATCTAAAAATGTTGAAGACATTTATTTTTCCTCAGTAGCTGGCTTATCTTTTTCTTTCTTACCAAAAATACGATCATAATTTTCATCGTAGTTTTTTTTATTTGTGCCTGACCATTTGTTGCTCGGAAGTCTGACTGTTCCTTTGTTGTCCATACGGACGGGATTTGACTCACTACCTAGTATATTACTCAATTTATAATCCTCTGCTTTAAAGATTGGGGGGCTTTTACACCCCCCGCACTTTTAGTTAGCGATGTGAGCTTTAGCTAATGCCTTAGGTCGAATAACTTTCGAGCCAAAAACATGCAAGCCACGACAAATATCACCAAACGTAGTGGGGCTTCGCAGCACCTCTGTGTTGACGATTGTTTGTGCAGTAGCTGTAGCTGAGACAGAACCTGCTAACACCTCATAAGTATCGCTGCCCGCAGTGATGTTGTTAGACTTATACATTTCAAAGCCTCGCAACTTACCTGAGCTTACCAATCCATTACGAATTGAACCAGAACCCGCATTGTAGTCTACTGACAACAACTTAGAATCTGACTGACTCAACGCTTCATAAAAAGATGGGGGCGCTACAAAGAACCGCCCTTCTTCTGGTACGCTTTGGTCATCGAGAAGACGAGCAAGTCGAGCCATAACATCTAGAGGATCAATGCTATCCAACGTCAAACCACCAGCGCTTAAATCGGTACCGGCGGCTAAAGAGGCGATGTCAGTAGCGCTCTCCGAACCAATACTGTGGTCAGGGCTACTGCCCGATACACCAGCAAGCATTACATCGAGAACCGCTTTATCATATGCGTCTTTAAGTGCATATGCCGCTGAGCTAGAAGCTACTTCTTTCCAGTTTACGTGTGACATGTTAGCTTCAATGTCATCAACAATAAACTTAAAAGCGTTTGCTGAGTCAACAATCAAAGCCTGTGATGTGTCATCAAGTATGGTTGGGGTTGCATCTTCACCACGATTATACGCACTAACGTTGATTGTTGGTTCATCAATGATCTTTACAGAATCACCAAAATTACTAATTTCGCCTTCATAGT